CTGCAAGAGTAGTTACCTTCTTAAAGATATCATCATTATATTTGTAGCTATAAAGGTTATTCACATCAAGTGCACCAGAACGTGCAGTCTGAGCACGAGAATAACGATATGCCATTTTACGCATCTCAAATTCTTTTGACATCACGTTAACATATTTCTTAGTAGAAGCAACGAACTCACTGTATGCGCTATCAACATCAACTTTTTCTTTATCGTCATACATAGGAACATGATCATCACGCTCTTTTAAGAATTCATCGCGAGCATCAAATATCTCTTTGTATGTGTTAATTGCTTCGTTTAATTGTGAACGAGTAATAGCTTTAACATATTTACGCTGAGTACCGTTATCATCCATATCAAGGAGTTTTTCCTCGTTGCTACGGAATGCATTATCAGTTAGTACTTGATCAGGATCTAGATCACCAGCACTTTTAACATCAATATTCTGAGATTCTACTGGATCTTCGTCATTCTCGCTAGAATCACTTTCCTCTCGAGAAGCCGCAGACGAAGGCTCACTAGCTTCATCTCGAGATTCATTGTTAGACTGCTCATCGGAGGTGGAATCATCTCCAACAGATTGCTCGTCAGACTTGCTATTCTTAGAAACAGATTGTTCAGGATTTGTCTCAGTCTTATCATTTTGTACTTCCTCTTTAACATATTCGTATATGGCTTTGCAAGCCGCTAAAACGTCTTCCCATGTCTCAACAGAAAATGCCATATCAACAAGAGGCAATTCTTTATCTGAGAAGTCAACTTCAACCAAATCACGTAGCTTTGATTTAACATTGATTCGGTCAATAAGAGTAAGAGAATTCACATTTCTATTAGACAAACCAAAGAAATCATCGTCATCAAGAACTTTGTAACCACGTTTGAATGAAGCTACAAGACCTGGATAAGTACGTTGAATTGCTTTTTCAATACGAATGTCTTCGATAACATTAATATAAGAACGTGGTACACCAGGAATCTCTTTGTCAGAATCGTGCCAGCCTTCAGCCGGAGTATAAAGAGCGTGACCGACTTCGTGGCCAACTAATAGATCATACACATCCTTACCTTTGTCTTTCCACATAGGAAGACCTAGTACACGTTTTTCAACGTCAAAGAACGCGGTCTGATAATTACCGTGCTGTACAGACACGTTTTCCTTGGCAAGCAAACGAGCCAAAGTTGATTGTCTTTCTAGGTTAATCATTGAATTCTCCATCATAATATAAGTATATTATACACCGCTTTTAAGGCAATGTACACACTTTTTTTCACTTTTTTAATAATATTTTTTTATTATTACTATAAAGTTTCTTTATTATGATGCCAGACACAAACCGCCTGGTAGTCCTTGATTGGTCTTCCTAATAATTCTACGACTTCTTCTCTTCTTGCCATACAAGCATCCATATTTTTGTGCGTAGAATCTTCTAGCATTGCCCATTGTTTATCTAGCCAAACGACTATTAGTAATGTCCAGAAATCCATTACCGATACCTCTCGTGTTTTGTTTCTTTAGTCTCACGATTATATATCGTTTTATACCACGGATTAATTGCCACCAACAACCATTTTGGAAAAGTTGTGTTCTTTTGTGAATTCGATTTTCGATCTGAATTTTCCATCCAGGATATCTCCTTTGTGAGAGATTACGAAGACGTTAGTACCTTCATCTAATGTACCAAGGATCTTCAATAGGTTATCTACACCATCGTGGTCTAGACTCGAATCAAATGTCTCATCAAGAATTAGCAGGTTTGTAGCTGCCGAATTCTTCATTCTGGCAATTTGCCTCCACGTGAAAAGTAAAGCCAAATCAATTCTTTGTTTTTCACCTTCACTAAAGCTTGCATAATTGAATGCGTCTCTGTGACGTGATTTGATTGTTTCATTAAAGTTCTCATCTAAGTCAAATTGAACAAAGAAATCTAAAACCTGTAAATGTTTATTTACCAAATTATTCATCACAGGCAGATATTCTTTTACAATCTTTGTTTTAATACCTGAGTCTTTGAGCATTTCCATACAAGCTTCAAAGTAACCACGATTATCCATCATCTCAAGTTTACGTTCACCCATAGTATCTTTAGATTCTACAAGATCAGATAGCTTCTTGTTTTCTTTTGCAAGATCGCCGTCTTTACCTTCTAATGATGCTATGTCTGTTTCGATATCGTTAACTTGTCTTTGGATCCTTGCAATCGACTGATTGTTAGAATGTATATTCGATTGCTTCTCTCGTATCTCGGACAGCTGTTGAGAGATCCCTTCAATATCCGATTCCAAAGCAGAATGCTTTTCAGTGGCATGAACCATTCCCTCTTGTAACTCCGCTGCTTTAAACTTTGCAGCGTCGATCTTTGAGGTCTTAAGTCCCTCACCAATATCTTGGGAACACGTTGGACAAGAGTCATTTTCTTCGTAGAATTTCGCTTCTTCAACCAAGGACTTGATCTGTGTTTTGAATTGGTGCTGATATTGGAGGATTTTTTGTTTGTCGTCGTTGAGCTTGCTGAGACTTTCTTCGAGCGAAGGCTGATTTGCCTCGACCTCTGAACTGAGCTCTGCATTTTCATTGTTAAGACTTGCGACTTCCTGTAACAAAGTCTCGACTTCTTTCTGTTTCGATTTAATAGATTCATCGTTGATCTCTGTGACCTCTCGAATGTATTTCTTTTGTAGACCAATCTTTTCACTAATTAATTCAAGTTGGTAATTAGCATCTTTCAATTGCTCTTTAATACGAGCTGCTCTTTCCTTGACAATATTATTCATCTTAGAAAAAATATTGATATCCAATAGATCTTCAATTACCTCACGTCTGTGATGTGCAGGCAATTGCATAAATGGAATAAACGAAGATGAACCAAGTACCACGATTTGGTGGAATGATTTATGATTCAACTTTAGAATATTCTGCTCTAATAGTTTCTGATAATCACGTGCATTTGATTCTTGGTTAATCAACTTATTATTCTGATAAATCTCAAATTTACCAGGTTTGATTGTGCGTCTTACTTTAAATGTATTTTTACCAATACTAAATTCTACTTCAACAACAGTACCTTTACCATTGATTGAATTAATCATTTGATCTTTTTTAATATCACGGTGAGCTTTACCAAATAACGCAAATGATAATGCATCAAGTAAGGTAGACTTACCTGCACCATTTTGACCAACGATTAATGTAGAAGGTGATCGATCCAGTTGAATTTCTGTAAATGAATCACCTGTCGATAGAAAATTTTTCCATCGTAACTTTTCAAATTTAATCATACTATTTCCATATTCTGAGCTTCTACGTATAGACCTCTCATAATACTTTTAATTTTATCTTTATCTAAATCTGTATCAACGTTATCGATATAAGAATCTAGAAGTTCAGTAGTATCCTCAACAGAGATACCATCATCATCAACATTAGCACCAACAAACTCATCGAATGTTTCTGCAATCTTAAGTTCGTGTACACCTAAGTCTTGAATCTTATCAACAAACTTATCAAATATAAAAGGATCTTCCTTTTTAACTACAACAATTTTGACAAACTTATCCTTTAAGTGACTTATATCTATACTATTATAATCTGTTTCCGCGTCATTGTACAATACTTTTTCAAAGATATTAATTGGATTAGCAATAGGTTCCATGACACGTGTTTCGGTATCGAATACGTGGAAGTACTTTTGATCATGAGCATCTGCCCAAGTAAATTCCATTTGAGATCCAAGATATGAAATATTACCTTGTGATGATTTAGTATGAAAATGACCTGACCAAACCTGTTCAAATTTATTGAATAGATCTGTACCCATACCGTGAGTATTCTTAACACCTTTCATCATATCAAAACCAACAAGCTCAAGGTGAGCACCGAGGAATTGTGCTTTACAATTTTTGATAAAGTCTACAGATGCAGGATAGTTCTCGTTATTAATCCATGGTACTAATGCAATCTTACAACCATCATAGTCCATAACCTTTGGTTCCATGATGATATTGATTTCATTCATGTAATGACCCATAAGTTCTTTTAATGAACATAGATCATTTGTATTCTTATAATAGACATCGTGGTTACCTGGAATGATATCCATTGAGATACCATACTCACGTAACTTTTCTAAGAAATGTGATCGATTCTCATTTAGTGCTTTGAAATTAACAAACTTGCGATGTTCGTAATAATCACCTAAATGAATAATCTGTTTAATATTGTTCTCAAGTAAGTAAGGAAAGAAAACTTCTTCGTAGAATTTCTTTTGATACTCAATGAAAACTTCTGATGAATTACGCGTACCACAATGGGTATCGTTCAAAAATGCAATCTTCATTTAATTATCCCATAAACAATTCTACGCCTTTGCGTTTCTTTTCTTTAACCTTTTCTTCTTTTGCGAACTCTTTAATTTGATCATCCGTTTGACGAACGCGTTGAATACGGTCTTTAAGATCATCTACAAAAGCTCTTTCGACAGCATCTACCATAGGATTTTCCGCATCCATCTGAATAAATTCTTCAATGCCGGACTGTTCAATGAACTTGAATTTCAAGTCTTGCTGTTTCTTTTCTTTTGCAATACGTCTTAGGAAAGCATAATAACAAATCTGTGTAAAGTAAGCAAACGCATTAGGATTACCCGTACGTGTGGCAGCTTCAATGTTATAATTCATTATTGCTTTTAGACAATTCTCAACGGCATCCATTACCATTTCTTCTCGGTAGGTATAACGGATAAAGTTGGATTTATGTGATAGACCTTCGGCAATCTTCAGAAAACATGTTGCGATGTAATCCGTTACCTTAGGTACTGCTTTATTTTGATCTTTCGCCTCATTTACAGATTTGACATAATCTACAACCGAATACGAAAACTCTTTATTGTTCACGTAATGCGGTTTATCTTTTGGCTTAATTTTTTCTGCCATTATATACTCCTAGTATATTTTTATAGTGTTATTATTATACACTATATCTTAGGAAAAGTACATCTTTATTTTACATTAAACACACTATTTTTGTGAGTATTTTTTGTAAAAAAGTATGTACAAGTTCAAGTTTTTATGTTATAATATTAAAGTACCCCGGGGGTGAGGAGGATACCAATATTAGTGGAAGGTTTTATCTGACTTTGTATCTTTATCAGTTAAAGCCTCATCATTATATTCGTATTCACGGTTTGCACTGTTCGTGACAAAACGAATGTAATTCTCTTTCATATCAGTATTTACCTCAGTCTGGGCAATGATATGTTGACTACTGATTGCTGTAATATTTGTTTTAGATATTGGCATCCAATCAAGTAGGTAAAATCTTTCGTAATCATCTTCATAAGCAGAAGATAAAGATACAGGTCTTTCGATATGTACCAGTTGTTTTTTAACATCTACACCTGCTATCAATCCGATTACTTCCTCTCCAGAAGATAACTTAAGGTGTCGGATATTAAGATC